CCCGCGGCATACTAAATCTGAGTTTGCATCCTACCTATTACCTTCGTGGTTTTTGGGTAGGTACCCGAATAAAAAAATTATCCAGACATCTAATACGTCGGACCTGGCGGTTAACTTTGGCCGGAAGGTTCGTAACTTGGTAGATTCAGAACAGTATGCCCGTGTATTCCCTGGCGTGGCATTGAGACAGGATAGTAAGAGTGCCGGCCGGTGGGCGACTAATCAGAATGGGGAGTACTTCGCTATCGGTGTTGGAGGTACTGTGACCGGAAAAGGTGCTGACCTACTAATCATTGACGACCCGCATAGTGAACAGGAAGCTGCTTTAGCTGCTGGGGATCCTGGGGTATTTGATAAAACGTATGAGTGGTATACGTCTGGACCCCGGCAACGTTTACAGCCAGGCGGGGCTATTGTGGTTGTGATGACCCGCTGGGCTGAGAGGGACTTAACTGGCCGGGTTTTAAAAGATGCCCAGATGCGGGATTCATTGGGGGAGTGGGAAGTTGTGGAGTTTCCCGCAATCATGCCCAGTGGGAATCCGCTCTGGCCTGAGTTCTGGTCTGCTAAAGAATTAGAAGCTTTGCGAGAAGAACTGCCTCCTTCTAAATGGAATGCTCAGTACCAACAAGCACCGACGGGCGAAGAAGGTGCGCTGGTTAAAAGAGAATGGTGGAAGATGTGGAACCCGGAAGACCCGCCTAAGTGTGAATTTATCATTCAGAGCTGGGACACTGCTTTTACGAAGAATGAGCGTTCGGACTATTCGGCCTGTACGACATGGGGGGTTTTTCATATGAACGACGACCCCAATGATGTGAACGTGATTTTGCTGGACGCGTTTCAGAAACGAATGGAGTTTCCTGAGCTGAAAGAAAAAGCGATGGCCAGTTACAGGGAGTGGGAGCCGGACGCTTGTATCATTGAAGCTAAAGCCGCGGGAGCTCCGCTTGTGTTTGAGCTGCGGTCTATGGGTTTGTTGGTAAGTGAATACACACCTAGTCGTGGAAATGATAAGTTTGTGCGATTGAATTCGGTGACGGATTTGTTTAGATCTGGCAAAGTATGGGCGCCGGAGACAAGGTGGGCCAGTGAAGTGATAGAGCAGATGGCGTCTTTTCCAAATGGCGAGCATGATGATTTGGTGGACTCAAGTACCCAAGCGCTGATAAGATTCAGGCAGGGCGGGTTTTTGCGTTTGGATTCTGATGAACGTGAAGAGCTGCAAAGCTTTCGCCGCAAAGCGGTTTACTATTAAGGATTAAATAATGGCTACTAATATGTTTCCATCAATGAACCCAGCGCCTCTTGGGTTGGATGCACTGGCAGCCGAAGATGTGGGCCCGGATGTTGAAATTGAAATTGAAAATCCTGAAGGCTTAAAGATTGGCATGGACGGCATGGTCATTGAAATGTTCGCAGAGCCAGAAGAAGAATCTTTTGATGAAAATTTAGCCGAAGTCCTTGATAAGAGCACGCTAGCTAATATAGCCAGTGACATCATTGAGATGGTTGATGCTGATATTAATTCTAGAAAAGAATGGGTGGAGATGTATGTCAAAGGATTAGATGTCCTTGGCATGAAGTATGAAGAAAGAACCGAGCCGTGGAATGGTGCTTGTGGTGTTTTCTCTACCATTCTGACTGAAGCTGCTGTTCGGTTTCAATCAGAGACAATTTTAGAAACGTTTCCAGCCCAGGGCCCGGTCAAGACTGAGATTATTGGCGCTATTGATAAGCTAAAAGAAGACGCCGCCGCGCGGGTTCGTGATGACATGAACTTCCAGCTTACGGAAGCTATGCCTGAGTACAGACCAGAGCATGAAAGAATGCTTTATTCACTGGGTTTAGCTGGCGCCGCGTTTAAGAAAGTGTACTTTGACCCGTCTTATCAAAGACAAGTATCTATTTTTATCCCTGCTGAAGATTTTATTATTCCCTATGGCGCATCTAGCGTCATCAATGCAGAGCGTGTGACCCATGTTATGCGTAAAACAAAGAATGATATTAAGAAATTACAGGTTTCTGGCTTCTATGTTGACGTAGATCTGGGTGAGCCGATCAGTATTCACACGGATGTGGAGAAAAAGAAGGCTGAAGACCAGGGATATAGCCTAACTGATGACGACCGCTATCAGATTTTAGAGGTTCATATTGATTATGACCTGCCTGGGTACGAAGATGAAGACGGAATTGCTCTACCTTATGTGATTACGATTGACCGCGGCACTACAGAGGTGTTGGCGATCCGTAGAAACTGGTCAGAAGACGATAATCGCAAGCTAAAGCGCCAGCATTTTGTGCAATATACGTATGTTCCGGGCTTTGGCGCCTATGGATTGGGTTTAATTCACCTAATTGGTGGCTATGCACAGGCTGGAACGTCAATTTTGCGCCAATTAGTGGACGCTGGTACGCTTTCTAACCTGCCCGGAGGCCTGAAATCCCGTGGTTTGCGCATCAAAGGGGACGATACACCCATCAGTCCTGGCGAATTTAGGGATGTAGATGTGCCTTCTGGCACTGTACGCGACAACATTATGACGTTGCCGTACAAGGAACCAAGCCAGGTTTTGTCGTTATTGCTGGACAAAATCACCCAAGAAGGCAGACGTTTAGGCTCAATTGCGGATATGCAAGTGTCCGATATGTCGGCAAACGCCCCAGTTGGTACGACGTTAGCGTTGTTAGAGCGCCAATTAAAGAACATGTCTGCGGTTCAGGCGCGTGTTCACTACTCAATGAAGCAAGAATTTAAATTGCTTCGTGTCATTATTCGTGACAACACACCAGGCGAATACGAGTTTGACCCAGCTAGTGGTGACCGCATGGCTAAGCGGGAAGACTATGACATGGTGGATGTCATCCCCGTGTCTGACCCGAATAGTTCCACGATGGCTCAGCGGATCATGCAGTATCAAGCTGTGATTCAACTGGCTCAACAGGCTCCCCAGATTTACAACTTGCCTGTTCTTCATAGACAGATGATTGAAGTTCTAGGTATTAAGAATGCTGACAAGTTAGTACCAATAGAAGACGACATGAAGCCGCGCGACCCAGTGAGCGAGAACATGGCCTTCTTGAATGGCGAACCTACAAAAGCTTTTATTTACCAAGACCACGATGCACACATTGCTGTTCACACATCAATGATGCAAGACCCACTCTTGATGGCGCAGATTGGTCAGAACCCAATGGCCCAGAAGATGATGGCCGAAATTCAGGCTCACATTTCAGAGCACTTAGCTTTTGCTTACCGCAAGAAAATCGAAGAGCAGTTGGGTGTTCCTATGCCGGCTCCAGATTCAGAGCTGCCAGAAGAATCAGAACTTATGTTGTCCCGTTTGGTGGCGCAGGCCGCTACACAATTACTGGCGCAAAACAAAGGCCAGGTTCAACAACAGCAAGCTCAACAGATGGCGCAAGACCCTGTTGTTCAAATGCAACAAGCAGAATTGGCTATTCGCAAGCAAGATGCCGAAACAAAGCTGCTCAAAGTCAAAGGTGATCTGCAAATTAAAGCAGAAGAGCTGGCGCTCAAAGCGCGCGAAGGTGCGGCCAAGATGGGCGAAGACCCCAACATGGCGGCCATGCGTACCCAGCAGGAAATTATGCAAGCTCAAGAGTTGCATGCGTTAGAAGTTGCAAGCCAACAACAGGCAATGCAACAGCAACAAGCGCAGGCTCAGCAGTCTATGGGTCAAAACGACGAACAGCATAAGATGGAAATGATGCAGAAATTAATGCAATCTCAAGGCGGAGGTCAGTGATGGATCATAAACTGCTTGATATTTTGAACGGCAAACTAAATGAGCAGGTGCATCAATTAGTCGAAGTTGTCAGTGCTGGTGGAGCTAAATCCCACGAGCATTACAAAGAACTGTGCGGAACTATCCGAGGTCTGCAAACCGCACAGATGGAAATTGCTGACCTTGTGCGAAAAATTAAGGATTATGACGATGACTGACTTTGATGTGAAAGCCGTAGATCTTTCCGGATTGCTAAATACATCCGCGGAAGAGAAGGCCAAGCAGGTACCTGACCCGGTTACATACCATATCTTGTGTATGTTGCCCAAGGCAGAAGAGGAGTTCACTGAAACAGGGATTTTAAAATCTGCCACAGCAATGCATCACGAGGAGCTTTTATCCCCCGTGCTATTTGTTGCCAAGATTGGCCCTGACGCATTTGCAGATAAAGCCAGATTCCCGTCTGGACCAAGCTGTCAGGTGGGTGACTTTGTGTTAGTACGTCCTAACACCGGAACCCGTATGAAGATTCATGGCACCGAATGGCGCCTGATTAATGATGATTCCATTCAGGCGGTTGTGCAAGACCCTCGTGGTATCCAACGCCCACATTAAGGAGTAGATCATGGCAGAAATTGAAAAAACAGAATTTGAATTTCCCGATGAGGTGGAGGTCAACTCCCGTAAAGGCGGCAGGGTTGTAGAGCCTGAGTCCGACGAACCGGAAATTGAAGTTGTAGACGACACGCCACCGGAAGACCGTGGCCGTACACCTATGACTGAGCCCCCTAAAGAGTTTGCTGAAGATGAGCTGACCAAATATGACGAAGGCGTCCAGAAACGAATTAAGCATTTCACAAAGGGCTACCACGAAGAGCGCCGCGCTAAAGAAACCGCTCAACGGGAAAAAGATGAGGCTTTGCGTTTTGCACAAAGTGTCGCTGAAGAAAACAAACAGCTAAAAGGCTCTGTTAACCAGAACCAGATTGCGTTGTTAGAACAAGCCAAAAAAGTAGTGGCTAATGAGCTAGAAGTAGCAAAGCGCCAGTACAAAGAAGCATACGAAGCTGGGGATTCTGAAGCTTTGGTTAACGCTCAAGAGGCGTTGACTTCTGCCAGGATCAAAGCGGATAAAGTACAAAATTTTCGGCCCACCCCTTTACAGGTCGAAGAAACTCCTGTACAAATGCAACCGCAGCCCACCAAACCTGCACCGATTGATGACAAACTGCTTGCTTGGACTGAAAAGAACCAGTGGTTTGGACCCAACAAACGGATGACTTCATATGCCCTTGGGTTGCATGAAGATTTG